TGCCTTATTGATATGAAAAAGAAAGAATATTTACAACATGAGTTTAACGGTTCTTTTGATATTGCTCATACAAAAGTTCCCGTTCAGGATAAGTTGATGCAGTTGTCTACTGTTAAATGTAAGGACAGTTCTATTGTTGTTACTACTGATATTACTTTAATCTTTAATCAACAAAGATTGGAGAATAAATTGGCTGCTAGTGAATTACGTGAATATATTCAGCGTTATACTCCTAATAGGTCTGTATATACTGCCCAATTGGATGATGAAACTTTGTTGAATACTCTTAAGTCGAGACATGTTCAATCGTTGTCTGAAATGCGTGCATGGGCTGAGTATTGTATGGAAAATTATGATTCATTAATCAAAGAAGCTGAAGAAAAGGCTCGTGTTGCTGCTGAAGAACAGGCTGCTGCTGAATCTTCTGCTGCTGTTGAGGCTTCTTCTGCTTCTGCAACTTCTGAATAGTTATGGGTTTTAAAGACTTTGCAGGTGGATTATTTGGTGGTATTGGTTCTGTTATTTCCGGTGCCATTGGTGCTAAAACTACGGCGGATACTAATAAGACTAATCTTAAGATAAACCAGATGAATAATGATTTTAACGCTCGTGAAGCCCAAAAAGCCCGTGATTTTCAGTTGGATATGTGGAATAGGGAAAATGAATATAATAAGGCTTCTTCTCAGCGTAAGCGCTTGGAAGAAGCCGGCTATAATCCTTATATGAGTGATGCACAGGCCGGTACTGCTTCTGGAATGTCCGGTACTTCTGCTGCTACTGCTGCTGGTGCTGCTCCTCAAATTCCGTATACTCCTGATTTTCAATCTGTTGGCGTTAATTTGGCTTCTGCGTTAAAAATGATGTCTGAGAAGAAACAGACTGATATTGAGAATCTCAATATGTCTGATTTGTTGCGTTCTCAGATTTGGCAGAATATTGGTGCTACTGATTGGCGTAACGCATCTCCCGAGGCGCGTGCGTATAATCTTTCTCAAGGCCGTAAGGCTGCTGAACTTGGCATGTCCTCTCTTGAAGAGAGTCTTTCTAATCAGCGTTGGAGTAATAATTTGTTGGTTGCCAACATTGCAAATTCTCTTCTTGATGCTAAGGCTAAGACTATAATGAATAAGTATCTTGACGAGAATCAGCGTGCTGAATTGAATATTAAGGCGGCTAATTATGAGTATCTTATTATGTCTGGACAGATGAAAAGGCAAGAAGTTAATAATCTTATTGCTGAGGAGATTTATACTTATGCTAAAGCGAATGGTCAAAAGATTTCTAATCGTATTGCTGAAGAAACTGCTGATGAATTGATTAAGGCTACTAATAACACGAATCTGTATTTTGGTGGTTATTACGGTTCTCGTAGTAAATATTCTTCCAAAGATGCATTTCATGAATCTTCTATTCTTCGTTCTCAGGCTGGTTCTGCTGCTGAAGGTTATCAACAATCTAGGTTTGATACTAAATTGCAGCCTTGGCGTGAGGCTGTTAATTCTACTAATATGATTTTTAATGGAATTGGTTCTGGATTGGATACATATAATCGTTTTCTAAATGGTAGAACATTCCGTAATCGTATTAAGAGGCGTCATAAATAATCTGTTTCATTATCATATTTTAATTTGCCTTTATGCACTGGCTCGTGATGAGTCGGTGCATTTTATTTTTATAGCTGTTCTCTTTTGTGCGGTAGCAAAACGGGTTTCACATCTAGCCCGTTTCCTTCCCCTCTCGTCCGAGATTGGCAAAAGTGACACCAACAAAAATGCAAAACATGTTGTATAACATATAATTTAATTTGGTATATTGTTCATTTCCCCTTATCTTTGTAGTGTAATAAAAAAGGAGATATGATTATGAAAACAGAAAAAATTTATTCTTGGGTATTAAGAATTTCTAATTCTTTAACTAATGAGGTTGAATATCGCACTCGTATGTATTTAACTACTACGGAAATTGAACAAGAGGCTGAGACTCTTATTTCTAATAATAGAGATTTGTATGTGGCTATCTTTAAGCTTCATAAAATGTATTGATTATGGTAGCAAAGAAAAAATATTCATGGCTTTTTCTCTATTATAATGTTTTGAAAGGTGAAGTCTGCTACAGGCTTCACCATGAATTGACAGTTGACGATGTTGAGTTTCTTGCTAATGAATTTTGTAAGGCGAATAGTGGTTATTGTTTAGGTGTTTTTTTAAATTTCAATTCTACAAGAAAAGTCCTTTTTGATAAATAGTTCCCCGCGTGGATTTCGTGCACTTAAGCGCGGGCTAACTTTCAATTATATTACTAACAATTTAAAATTTACAATTATGAAATTACTTATGACTGTACAACCGAAAACCGGTGAAAAACCTTTGTCCCTAGTGTTGATTGATACAAACGAAAGTGACTTGTGTCGTCTTGCTGATGATTTTCTTCGTACTGGCGATAATGTTCTGATTTTTCAGCCTGTAGCTGAATATCACGCTGCCCCCTGCGGAGACTGTGACAAAAAAGAATAGTTTTTCTTTTTTTTCTTCCGACATCGCTTATCATTGACAAATTGTGAAGACTGCACCAAGCGTTATTGTATTGAAAATTGTTAATATCGCGTGTGTGCGAAGCTTGCGTAGCACGCGCGTGAAATTAATAATTTTTGATACAATGTTGATTGGTGCTTTCTGCACAATTTACCTACTTTTGCGATTTCGTAAGATTAAAAGTAAAAGTATTCTTTACCTGCGCGGAGCGCAAATTGTGAGCAACTCTGTTGCGTGTGTTGTATTATAAGTGTAAGTGTATGTCTGATAAAGTTCGTAATTTTTTTAATCGTTGCGAGCATCCTCGCATAATAAAGAATAAGTACACAGGTGAGCCCGTTTATGTTAAATGTGGCGTTTGTCCTCATTGTTTGATTTCGCGTTCTGACGCGAAAAGAAACTTGTGTGATTATGAAAAGTGGAATCGTAAGTATTGTTACTTTGTAACACTTACTTATAATTCTCAGTATGTTCCTAAAATGGCACTTGTGCCTATTGAAGATTATGAATTTGATTACCCTATAGGTAAGAATTGGCCTGCTGTTCGTTCTCAGCTTCTTACGCGTATGAAGCTTGACCCTCGTGTAAAAAAACAGGACAATGGGCAGGACATTAATATGTTTACCTGTAAGGTAAATTTTCCTTATATAGATGAACATTTGAAATCTATATATGATTCCTGTGCTGCTGCTGCTGAGTTTCGAAAAAATTACAAACCTAAGTACGCTTCTCCTGCTCGCCCCTATATTCTTCGTACTATTCCGCGCATGTCTAAGTTGCATAATTTCAAAGATGTTCAGCGTGAAGAGCTTGTTTGGATATCTCCCGAAACTGTTGAGAAACTTAAGGCGAAATCTAAATGCGAAGGTAATGATAATGCCTTTCCTCAATTTAAAGGACTCCTTAAGTATGTAAATTATCGTGATTATCAACTTTTTGCGAAACGTTTCCGCAAATATTTATTTACAAAAATTGGTTCATATGAAAAAATATCTTCATACGTTGTATCGGAGTACTCTCCTAGGACATTCCGCCCGCATTTCCATATCTTATTTTTCTTCGACTCGGACGAAGTCGCCGAAAACATTCAACAAGCTGTATATCAGAGTTGGCGCCTCGGTCGTGTCGATACGCAACTTGCAAGGGATTCCGCCGGTTCATATGTATCGGGCTATCTTAATAGCCTTGTGTCTCTCCCCAGCATTTTTACGGACGTCTCGTTTACAAAAAATAAGTCGCGGTTTAGCAACTTATTTGGATATGAAGGCTTTCGACAGACAGTTAAAACTCCTGAACAGGCAGTCGAGCGCTTATCTGAGCGAATACGCTTTGTCCGTAATGGTAAGCCTTGCGAATTCAATCCCCCCGTTTCGTATATCTCTAGATTGTTGCCCACATTCGTACCATACAGCAGTAATTTTTCTGTCGAAACTCGAACAGTTCTTACAGCAATTCGAGGTATATTACAACTCTTTAGACGAAACGAGCCCTTTAAAAAAGAAACTCCAACAAACATATCCGGTTTTATTCACTCCTATATAGTAACTTTGTATGAAAAGTATGGTTATCGGTATGATACTCTTCCTGAGTGTCTTCGTGTTTATCTTGCTTATACGCGGTCTGCTAAAGAAATTTCTTATTTCACTGATAGACTTAAGAATAAGCTTTGTCGTCCCCTTTATATATATCGTATTTGGGAGTCTCTTGGTCTTTCTGATGATTATATTATTTCTTTATCTGATGAATATATGTCTAGGTGTCGGTCTATGTCCCTAGAAAAGCAATTGAGTATTCAGCAAGAAATGTTCGAGCGTGAAGGTTATTCGGATGAACTTTTATCTTTGTTTTATATTAATAAACCTCAAATGAAATTTAATAATCGTTATTTTCAGGAATGGAAAGATAAGAATTACTATGAAGTGCATTATATTCGCGTAAAACATAAGAAATTAAATGATGAAAATAATGTATTTCTAGAATAATCATCTTTTATTTATGAAAATTACTCCGCAACAATGGATTGAGGTAGTTAAATTGATTTCTACTTTTATTATTGGGCTTATTACAGCCTTGTGTGTTCAGTCTTGTACTGCGTCTATGTCTGTTTTTTGGAAAAACAGTAATTCAAAACAGGATAGTCGACAGACTATAGAACAGTCTGTTGATTCTACTCGTATTAATGTTCAACCAAATTTTTAAATTATGAGTTTATTTTCGTTAAAGGACATTCGTAATCATCCTAGACGTTCAGCTTTTGACCTTTCGTCTAAGGTTGCTTTTTCGGCTAAATCGGGTGAACTTCTTCCTATTAAGTGGTATTTTACAATGCCTGGTGATAAGTTTACTTTGAAGCGTCAACATTTTACTCGTACTCAACCTGTTAATACCTCTGCGTACACTCGTATTCGTGAGTATTATGATTGGTTTTGGGTTCCCTTGCATCTTTTGTGGCGCAATGCTCCTGAGGTTATTTCTCAAATGCAGTCTAATGTTCAGCATGCAGGTTCGCAAACTTCTGCGTTAACTCTTGGTAATTATTTACCGACTATTACTAATGCTCAATTGAAGTCTTGCCTTACTAATTTGAAGGATAAAACAAATTATTTTGGTTTTGACCGTTCAGATTTATCTTATAAACTTCTACAATATCTTCGTTATGGTAGCTGTAGTGGTGGTAATGAAGTTTTTGGGACTTCTGTTAAATATTCGACTTCTTATTCTCAGGATTTTCGTTTCGATTTGAATTTGAGTGTTTTCCCTTTGTTGGCGTATAAGAAATTTTGTCAGGATTATTTTCGTTATTCGCAGTGGCAAGATTCAAGCCCGTATTTGTGGAATATAGATTATTTTACTGGAGTTTCTCAGCATTTATTTTCGAATATTCCTTCTTCTGGTGATTCTTATTGGAAAAGCAATACATTGTTTGACCTTGAGTATTGTAATTGGAACAAGGATATGTTTATGGGTGTGTTACCGGATACACAATTTGGTGATGTAGCTTCTATTGATACAGGTGGATTTAAATCTCAGGATTTGTATGTTGAAGTGAAACCTACATCTTCTTCTTCTTCACGTTTATATCTTGGTGAGAAGACGTCACCTACTGGTACTTGTTTTTCTGTTAATGCTGGTCCTTCTGCTGTTCCGTCAAATCCGTTGGTAGTTACTATGCCTTCGATTTCTTCATCATTTGATGTACTTGCTCTTCGTCGTGGTGAGGCTCTTCAACGTTGGAAAGAAATTTCTTTGAATGTTCCTCAGAATTATCGTTCGCAGATTAAAGCCCATTTTGGTGTTGATGTTGGTGAAAACATGTCGGGTATGTCTATTTATGTCGGTGGTGATTCATCGTCTCTTGATATATCTGAGATTGTTAATACCAATCTTCAGTCTGGTACTTCTCAGTCTGAAGCCGTTATAGCTGGTAAAGGTGTTGGTTCTTCGCAAGGTTCTGAAAAGTTTGAGGCTCGTGATTGGGGTGTATTGATGTGTATTTATCATAATGTCCCCTTATTGGATTATGTTCCTTCTGCTCCAGACCCGCAATTGTTTGTCTCTCAGAATACGGATTTGCCTATTCCAGAACTTGATTCTATTGGTATGCAATCTATTCCTATATCTATGTATTCTAATAGTAATTTGGAGTTGGTGACCGGATTTAGTTCTTCCGATTTTACTATGGGTTATTTGCCTAGGTATTATAGTTGGAAGACTTCATATGATTATGTTTTAGGTTCATTTACTACCACTGAGCAAGAATGGGTTGCTCCTATTACGCCTGCTATTTGGAAGAATATGTTGTCTACTGTTTCTACGGCGTCTTCTTCTATCACCTATAATATTTTTAAGGTGAATCCTTCTATATTGAATAGTATTTTTCAGTTGAATGCTGATTCAAAATGGGATACGGACCCGTTTTTGATTAATTGTGCATTTGATGTTAAAGTAGTTCGTAACTTGGATTATTCCGGAATGCCTTATTGATTATGAAAAAGAAAGAATATATAAATTATATTTTTAATGGTTCTTTTGATGTCGCACATACAAAAGTTCCTGTACAAGATAAGTTAATGCAGCTGTCTACTGTTAAGTATAAGGACGGTTCTATTTCTGTTTC